ATTTGGCCGAACGGATTGGGTTCAACAGGATATTCGCCGAACGGTTGGAACGCCGAACCGTTTATTGGATCTTCGGATACGGCTGCATAATGTTCTATGCGATCCGGATAATAAATGTTCAACATTCGCCTGCGGTTTGAAATCCACGTTTTCACGGCGAATTTCATGCGCTCCGGCGCGTCCTCATCATAGACAACATGCACATTTCGCGGGTCATTGAAATAGACCCGCGGCATGTTGTCTTCGCCAAGCCATGCGATGGCATAGGATTCGCCTGTCACGAGCGCCATTCGGTAGATGTCATGCTCGATGCGCCGTAAATATTTTCTCCAAACACGGCCAAGCATGTCGTTGTCGAGATCCGGCGCGTTCCACGACTGGATATTCAGTTTATTCAGCGTGGCATCAACTATTACCTGGCACCAGTTCTTTTTGAACACCACGCCTTTGCGAATGACATCATTGAACTTCGGGTTGATAAACGCTATTGGATGATCCCCGTTGTAATACCTCACACGCATCGAATGCGACGGCTGCTTGGAAATCAGCGCATCGTAACTGGTTATCAAATCTTTTCTGTCCATGGCTGAATCTTACTCCATCGGTTATGTTTTGTCAATGCGCCGATATGGTTACCGGAGCGCGTTTATGCAGTTCTGTTATTGCATATACGAAAGCATCAAGCCTGTTCGGGCTTGCTTGTCCTGATTCGCCCGTATATGAACACAATTCGTCTTCCAATTTGTTGAACATGCCGACATGATGTATTTTGTGTTGTTCGGCAAGTGCGGCAACAGGTTCTGCTCGCGTAATCTTTCCGCGCGATGCATGGACGCCGCGTAAAGGAACGAACCGGTCAACGGTTTTTATTGTGTGTTCCACCATTTCCCCGCCCTGATTCGTTTCGTAGATGATGCGATCCGCATTGTGCCGTTTGAACGCTTCAACGGCGATCTGCGCCCACTGATCCGGTGATGATTGGCGCGACAGGTCTTCAATCAGATAGTAATGATCTCCCGCCTTGCCGCATACGACGATCCCCGCCTCGTCTCCCGTTCGTGTGCATGTCGGATCGACGGCCACGACTACGCGGTCGAGGCGGCCCGGCGCAACGTCCACTCGGTCGAGTTCGATGTTGGCGCGGGTCCACAGCGCGCCGGGGATCTCCTCCACATCCTCGGCCTCGATCTCCTGACGGTATGACAGCGCGGTCATGTCGCTCGCGATTTCCGCCAACGCCGCTTGCGAGATGTGCGGGTTCGCATGGCTGGCGAAATGGAACGCGGCCCAGCGCCCGTTGCCGTGGTTCTCGGCGGCGCGCTTGTACAGTTTCGATGCGTACCGCCTATCGTGCGCTTTGGAGATGCCTGCAGACCGCACGGACGGCGGCGTGTAAATGAACACGGCGTCGCCGTCGTTGTCCATCAACATCGGCGCGCCAACGACTTCCCACGCATCCTCGTTCATCAACTGGAACTCGTCGAGTATCAAGAGGTCTGCGTAATCGCCGCGCAACGTGTCGGCGTTGTACGCCGTCTTCGCGCGGATTCTGGACTGCGTATACGGGCGTTCGATGAAGTGCATCGTCTCGTTCTTCGTGTACACCCCGGCATCGATCGGTTCGCGAAGCGCGCGCTTTACCTCGTACCAGAACGTGCCGATTTGCTCCTCGGTCGGGGTTGCGTACAGGATGCGCCGGTTTTTGAGAAATTCGCGCACGGCCAGTATCGCGCATCCAACCGTTTTACCGCCGCGCCGCCCAGCCCGGATCACTTTGCGTTTTGCCGTGTCCTCGATGAACCGCGCCTGTTCCGCGTGGGCCGTTCGCAACCGAACGGCGTAATGTCTGGACTGCGGAACCGAGTCAGGGCTTATCATCGTAAACCACATGAATAATACAGGGTCCCGCGTTCGGCCCGGACACTACCGATTTGGCCGGGGCCTTGAATCCCAGAATATCGGCCCGTGCATTGATCGCGTCCTCGACGATTTTCAGGTAGCGCGGGTCGCCGCACTGCCGTTCTGTCACAGATTCGGCGCTCCGCTTTCCCGAATCGTCTATTTTGACGATCTTCTTTTCACCGTCTAGTTTCGACCGCTCCCACTGTTCGAGCGCCTCTGCCTGGACGTAGTTCAAATCGGCCAGCGCCTTCGCTTTGTGTTTGCCTATGTCCTCTATTGATTCTCGCCAGCGGCGCAAAATCTCTTGCTGATCGCGGGCAATCATGGTGTGGCTTAGGGAATACTCTCGCTCCGCCGACAATCGCCGCGCTATCTCTCTGGTTGGTATATTTTTACAGTACAGCGGCTCGATGAACGCAAGATCCTTCTCCCATTGGGCCGCCGTTCGCTTTTTACCTGTTTTTCGCAATCGGTTTTTCATGTCAAAAGGCCTCCGAAACGTCTATGCCCAGCACATCCTCTGATAGGCCGTGTTTTGCGGCAAACCCCAGAAGCTGCCGTGCAAATTCTTTGCGCTCGTTCATTTGTGGTTTTACGATCAAGGCCTTTTTACCCATCTTTGCTATCATTCTGCCAGCCGAAGATTTGCCTCGTTCCACAATGACATCGCGGATGCGCTCATAAGGGCCCCATACCATGCTTTCTACAACCCGGAATCCCCATTGCCCAACCGGCGCATTTCTCTGCAGGTCGCGCCAGATGGCCGAATAATCGCGGAACGGATGAATAACGGCGTCTTGCATTGCGGTAAACGGTTTCGGCGAAAGTGGATTCAGGACAGGTTTTAGAGTTAGCTTTCTACTCCATTCGGCCTTCTCGATTGCGCGAAACAGATCCCGCAACTCTGCATAATCGTCTCTGGTTTCCGACGGAAGGTCGGCAATGAAATACATAGTCAGCATTCCAAGGCGGCCCAACGAAGCAAGCCACGCCTCGACGTTCTGCAATATCATCTTTTCGGTAAAGCGCTTGCCTATTTGCGCTCTCAGCCTCAGACTTGGCCCTTCGATGCCGATGTTTGCGCATGGCTTTCCGCATTTTGGTAGATGTTCAAGCCTTACGTCTTGGCCCATGTCGTGCAATTTTCTGCGCGAAACCATATCCTGTATCTTGTCCCACTCGGAGTGAAGCAATCGCTCCGGGGCAAACAAAACGCACGATGCGCCCTTCGGTATGCTCGATATTGTTGATTCTATTTCGCTAGCTGGAACCTCTGTATAGGGTTTGATTCCCGACAACGCGCAGAATGCGCATTTGTACTTGCACCCGCGGGCAATTTCGACCCTCCATACGCCACGCTTGCCGCCTTTGTTGATTGCGAACCCGGACGGCCTGCATACGGCGGGTTTCGGGATGATTCCACCGGCCTCGTATAGATACTCGCAATCGGGCTTTTCACCGTTTTCGATTGCGTCAAGAATCCCGCCAAGATGATCGTCTGCATCCCCGATGAACACATAATGGGCCAGTTCGGCGAACACTTCCGGCGTCATTGTTGCCTGCATGCCTCCAACAATGATTATTGGCCTTGGTTTAGCCCCCTTGACAATACCGGCATCGCTAAGGAAGCTCTGCAACAAATAGGCGTCGAGATACCAAAACGCCGTGACAAGCAAAACATCGCACGCCGAGGCCGTGATGGTATTGACAACATGCGCCTCCCTTCCGGCCCTGTGTAGACACAGTTCCATCCCGTAAAAGAAATCGTCTTTGCCGAAACCAAGTTTGCCTATGACTAATCCGGCCATATTACAGAGATTCCCCAGTGTTCACAGGCGGAATTGACGTCTTTTACGACCTCCGCTTTGGAAATCAACCATGCCTTTGGCGGTATTTCAAGCTTGGCAACCGGCAACGGGGCGGGGTTGCTGCTCGACGTGTCCTCAAAATCAATTTCCTCTGTCGCCAAACAATCGAGCATTTCTTGAACCGCCGGATTTGCGCTCGACACGTCGTGCAATAAGGCCTCAAACATGGCGCTGTCCTTGGCGGCCAAATCGCCGACCGGATCTATCGTCGCCAAAAGATATTTCGCTTCGGCCTCGTTCACGTCGAGCACAAGCACCGGGATGTCTTGGTCGGGGGTCGTTTCAGCGCGCAAATGGCCGTCTATTATTTGCAGTTCGCCGGTCTCCAGTTCCCGGCATATAATCGCTCCAGCATAGCCAACCTCCGACAAGACGCCGCGCAGCGCATCTTTTTGGGTTGCAGGATGCGTTCTCCAGTTTTGCGGGTTCGGTAAGAGTTTTGACGCGGGAACTCGTCTAAATTCCTTGATTCGGTCTCGTATTTTCATATAGCCTCTTTGTAAACAGGATAAATTGTAAACCATTCCTTCTTTTTTGTCAGAGGACCCGCTCGAATCCCGCCAGCCGGAAGATATTTTTGCCGTAAGGCACGGGTTCGAGTTTGGTTGCGACGCAAATTTTTTTACCCGGCGTCATAAGATGTCACCAGAATATATTCCGGGAACTTTTTCGCGAACAGTTTCGCCTTGATTTTCCAGTCAGGGGTTGAGCGCCCGCCGCCCTTGAAATCCATCGCTATTTTTTGGCCGGTTGCAACGTTTTCATAGGTGAAATCGATCACCATTTTGATTGCCCTGATCTTTTTACCTTCCGGCGTCGTGAATCCGTCCTGTAAAATGAACTTCGCCTGGCGTTGTAGACTACGGATTATCCCGGCGGATTGCAACCCTAAAAGCCGATGCCAGCAGGCGCGTTCGCCCAAGGAATCGAAAAAGAGAACCTCGTGCGGCGGGTCAAACTGCGTTTCGTGCGTTTTCCCGCCCTCTCGCGACAGGGGTATATCACAGGTGGTACAGGTGGCACATTTGGTGTTTCGATACTTTGCAGGCCGTTTCATCGCTGGCGGCGCAGGAACATCCTCGCCACCGGCAACCATTTTGCGGTATGTTTCGACCGGGATTTTTTCGCCGTGCTTCATTTTGCTTCTCCCGGTTCGCAATTTTGCCCCGTGTCGCGTCTTCGCGCACTCCAAGCCCAAAGACCCTTTGGTTGTGTCGTTTTCGCGTTGTGGGCGATTCTAGGGGCATTCCCGGCTATGTTGCCGGGATGTACCGCCAGAGATTCCCGGAGATTTTTCCATTGCCGCCCGCCAAGTTTCATTTCCAACTGTACCAGGTTCGGGGTTTTCATATATCCCATATCAACCGTCCTTTCCACGACGCCTCTTTATTTCCTCAGGCTCTTTCCCCTAATTTCCAGCGGCAGCATTGGCCGCAGCCGGTCGAATATTGCGTCAACGGTCGTTGCATTTTGCGGGATTCGCTGTTTCAGCCACTTCGCCAGTTCCACGGGTCCAAAATTCGATGTCACGATGATATACCGGCCGCCTATCTGGTACCGGGCATCAACAGCCCGGAACAGCGTAGTAATACTGCGTTCGTTCCACCGCCCCTTGTCGAGGTCATCCAACAACAGGTATTGCGGGGCAATCAGGAAATCGGGGGATTCGCTCTGGTACCCGGCGTCAACACGGGCGCAGATGTCAGATGCGGCATATTCGGCTATCACGAGGCCTTCACCGTTTCGCAAAACGGGTTTACTCATAACGGGGTCGTGCGCCAGCATCCATTTCAGCAGTGCTGTTTCTAGCACGCGGTTCAACATACAGCGCGCCAGAAATGACTTCCCAACGCCAACCGGCCCGGAAATGATCGCGTTGCTTTTGCCTGTCCAATTCTGGGCGTACTTGTGCGCGGCCTGCTCATACGCGGCGTTGCTTTTCGAGAACCGGCACGACACAGCCGGAATGTTGCCTTCGCCGTCTCGTAAAAGGCAGCCAAACGACAGCATCTCGTCCTTGAACGCCGCCCATATCGCCCGCTTTTGGCAGGCCTTGCAGATCCATGACCCGCTACACGGGGTAACT